TAATAACCATCTGCCGGAACTGTTAGTCTTGATGGATTTCCTATACTCCAGTAACTATCAGTATCAAACTCCTCTGCTTGCCAATTTACAGCCATCCAGACTCCATTTAAAACAGACTGGCTTGAAGCTGTGTTATATGCTTTTGCTCCTGAAAACTTTTGCTGTCTTACTGTTATTTTTGTTTCTGCCATATTATCCGATTACTATTACTGTCATTTGCCTACTTTCATTTCCAGGATTGCTAGATGCGTTCATATCAATTCCGTTTGCACTTGCGGAATAACCTCTCAATTTTACCACTTTTGTTCCTGCTGACGGAGCAACCTTAAAGGCCATTCCTGAAATGGTTTCAGAATTTCCTGCTACTGCTGGTGTGAATTGATGTATTCCACTTGCAAACATTCTCCCACCATCATAATAGGGTTCTATTCTGATTCCATGTGCTGTAATTAATGATTGAAAGCCGAGTGTGTAAATCATCACAACAACGCTTCCAGTTCTGACATCTACACTTACAGTCATTTCATTTACATCAACAACTCCAGTTCCGAGTGTCTGGTCAGTCGTGCCAACTGCGGTATAAACTACCGAGTTTGTGTCTAGTGATTGTGGTTTTAATTTAGATTCTGTCATATCTTATTATACTGATAATAAATGAACATCAAATGTGCTTAACTGTGCACTTCCGCCATCTATATCTACTGTATCCACACCTGAATCCTGTCTAGCATAAATCTCAATATAATTACCAGCCGATAATTCAAGAATTTCAGTTATTTGAGAAGATATAGCCGTTACTAAAGAGGCGTGGTTGAATGTCCAAGCGACTGAAGCACCATTTTTGTAAATAAACATTGTATATCTTTTGTCCACCACTAGGCTTGAACCTAACCAAGTTATTCTTGCATCAACTAAGTAAAAACCATCTACGGGTGCTGTAAATCTGTAATTGGTAGTAGGATCATAATTGCTCCCTGGATCGTAATTTTCTGTGTCAAATACAACCTTAGTTGCTGATCCAGAAGTGAGATTCAATTGGTTTGAACCCATATAGGCACTTGCTTTCGCTGTATTAGCAATGTTAGCCACCGGAAGTTGTGCAGAGCCATCAAGAACTGGTATTTGATTTGCAGTTGGAGTTGCATTTGCATGAAATCCATCTAAAGTATCTGCATTTCCAGCTACCGATAATGATTGCTGATAAGTAACGAGAATTATGCTTCCAGTTGTCGGTGCAGTTACGAAAGTAATGATACCGCTTGCAGGAGTAGTTTCAGTATAATCTTCTCCACCCGGCCTCATTAACTGACCATCTCTGAATACCTGGGTAGTTCCTGCAACATACGCATTATCTACTGTAAAGACTACGATAACACCATTTGGAGTTTCATTTACCAATTCATTATAAACAAAAGAAGTTGAACCAGTAGCAAAAGCTGTCGTATTCGTATCGTAATCAACAAGTAAAACATCCCCCGTTATCGGAGCCGTAATCATTGTAAAACCAGAACTAACCTCTGTGTAATCAGCCCCTCCGCCAGTTAATCTCTGACCATTAAGATAAACTCTTAAAGAACCAGTTTGATAATCAGAAGCGGTTGTGAAATTAACATTTGATCCATTTATCAATCCTCCCGGAGTTTCATTTTTCACTTGTGAAGATACTCCTGCTGCTTCTATATCTGTGGCAACTTTAGCCGTTATTGTTAAAGCAACTTGGTCGCCAACTACGACAGTTCTTGCTGAGGTTCCTTCTTGTTGTCTAGTAATCGTGAGTGTGTCTGTTGTTCTTGCTGTAACTCTGACGATTTCTGCATTTGAAGAAAGTGGTTGGACTCCCGTTGGCCAAATAGTGACATTATATTCTCCATCTGTTGAAGGTTGTGGAAAATCTGCTCCTTCTCCTGAGTTTAAAACCAGCGTAGTTCCAGTAGTAGCAGGGCTTGGAGCCGTCAATACTGTTCCATAAGAGAAGTTCTTGTGTGCATCAAAACTCATACTCCTATTATTAGGCTAACTGTTATTTTGTGTCAAATTGAGGATTAGTCTATGTCGTGGTCCCAGGTAACTTGAAGAGAGTCCCCGTTATTTACATTGATGGCTGCGAAAACCTGTCGGGAGAGTAGTGTTCCGGCTGCACCTGCGTTCAAAACTCCTGACTCGGTAACTGCGAATGTTGCGGTAAAGTTGAAAGTATTTACCAATCTTGCGGTGTCGTTAGTTACATCAGTCGTAACTCTGGAAGCTGCTGCTGATGCTCTTGCACCACCACCTGTGGTAATTTCAGTTCCAAGTGTAGTATCTCCTGCTGCTGCTGCCACAACTCCAGTTCCAAGAGCAATATAAGTAAATACTGCTTCGGCACCTGCTCCATTAAGTCGGGAAGCAACTCCAGCTTTTCCTGCATTAACAACCAAGTTGCTGACTGTGAGAGAATCCTTCCAGCTACCAAAGATCATTGGAACTTTCCAAGCCTTTGGAGAGAGGATTCCGGATTCAATTAACTTACTGAATAATTTATTGGGGGAGAAAATTGGTTTAACCTTTCCGTCTTTTCCACGAAGTTGAAAGGTTATATTCTGTTTTATCTTAAATCTTCCTTTTGGTGCTAATTTCATGCTATTTTCCTTTAAGTTCTGTAATTGTTTTGTCAGCTTCTTTATCTTCTGCATCTAAAACCGCTTGCTTTTTGGCTTGCTCTGCATCAGAGTTCAGAGTCTTAACAAACTTATCTATCTCATTTTTCACTTCTTTGGATTTTTTGTCAAGTCCGAAGGCAAATCTGCGGACCTCAACTACCTTATCACCTTCTAAAACTTCAACAAAAACATCCAAAAAACGGGTTCCATCTGTTTGGGAGTATTCCTTTTTAATGTCTTTAATACGAGCTTTGAACATTACACTTTAATATATATCTATCTCAAATTTATTGTCAAGTCAGACACATTCTTGGGAACTCTCTTGCCTCTTGGGGAGGCTTTTGGGGCTTTAACCTTCAACCCCGATATAGGTCCTGTGAGTTATAGAGATTTCAGGATTCTCCAATTGGAATGATTACCGTTTAGGTCAAAACTCGGACTGCAAAGGCATCCCTGTATTCCGAAACTCCATAAATGGTATCAGCTACAACTTCCTCTGCTAGAGAACGAATATTGTAATCGTTCTGCACCCTGATAGCTTCCTGTTGAATCAACACGAAGGCATCTGTGTGGAAGAGTAAGTTATGTGTGCTGACCGGAGAAGTTCCAGTTGTTGCTACATTTGTAGAAACATAAACAGAAATACCATAAATTTGTCCAAAGTAACCTTTAACCTCTGTTGGGTTGAACTCACCATCTTGCAATCTACCTGTCACCATTGGTGACATTGATGCAAGGTATCCAACTGCATCTGCTCTAACGAACTTATCAATGTCCAGTAAAGCATTCATCCCGGCTGGATTGATGACTAAGGACCTGCTCCCGGATGGTGCATCTGCATCATCTAGGTATTGGATTGCCCTTCGTAAATTGTCATCAGAAATAGCCGTTCCTGCGGTTCCAACAGATTGACTCAAACCTGAATATAGAGCAAGAAGATCAGTATCTAATTGCTTTGCTAAGGCGTATCCAAGTTTCTGTGAATAACGGGCCATTAAGTCCTGATTTGCTTGAACTTCAACAATATCCTCCAGCTTGAAAGCTGCGTATTTGTGCTTGTCAATGCTTACATCAGTTTTAGCCTCTGTTATCGCTTCAAAAGTAACATCAGTTTCAGCTACTTTGTCATTTACAGAAAGATTGGAAATGTCAGGGATGTGTAGGGTATCACCTACCTCCATCTCTGCCTCAAACTGCCTATTCACCAACTTGGCCATAACCAAATTAGCTTCTGTTGCAATTTTCGCTTCCTTAGACCAAATTTCAGGAATGAAATTGGCTGCGGTTGTGACTGTTATATCTGCCATAACGCTTCTGTGCGGGAAAATTATCGTTCAATAATTCTTCCATCCGCAAGAGCTTGCTTTATTACCTTTGAGTGCTTTAAGTAATCTTCATCACTTAATGCCAGAATCTCACTCCTTGTCCACACCCTTTTAGGGTCTGTTGGCGGAATGGTTCTCTCGGTGCTCGTAGGAGTGGTAGAAGGTGGAACAACCGGAGTCGTTTCATCTTCATCACTAGCTGGCTCAGTAGATGGGGTCGTTTCTTGAACTTTTCCCATCTCTTTACGCCTCGCAACCAATGAATCTAGGTAAGAGGGTAGTTTATCCTCAACGGATTCAATGACTTCTTCCCAAGTTGGAGAGTCCCCAAGAATACGCCTGACCGGTGGAATAGTCCATGGAGTATCCATAACTATTTCTACGAGTGGATCGTTTAAGTCCAACTCTCTTTTCTGAACTTCTTTTGCTACGAAGTTCTGTAATTTCAACCTTGCGTTTTCTTCTGCTAGTTCCGAAGCCTCCTTTTCAAGTCTTTCAACTTCAGATAAATCTTTAAGGTCTTTAGCTTTTAACTGCTGTCGCAATTTAGCTGCTTCTTTATTCTTTTCCCTTAACTCTTTCTCTTGAGCTTTTTCTGCCTCCTTTGATTTCTGGAGAGCTTTTTGGAAACCAGCTTTGGTTTTGAAGTCTAACTCCTCTTCATCAGATTCTATGGTTCCTAATCCTGCACTCGGAGTCCCACTTTCTGTTGGTTCATCAATAGGTGTTCCGCCAGTTAAGTTTGATTCTTCTTTGTCGGTTTTAGGTTTGGCCATAGAGATTTACACGATAAAAAGTATTTCAACTTTAAATCTATTTATTCACCTCCTTTCACTACCTTTAAAATACGATATATGCCTATTTACTGTCAAATTAGAAGCTGGCGGGGATTTGTGGACCTCTAGGAGTTCCTTTTTTGGTTTCTACTCCTCCTTTTCTTGGGAAAAGCTCTCTTTTTATCTTTGGACCAAAGACAGGAATCTGTCTTATCATAAACTTTTCAATTGGTTCTAGCTTTCCTTCAAACGCCTGAAGCATTGTCGTAAGTAATTCTGCAAAATCTCCAACAGTCGGACCGGTTATAAATTCGTAGAGTCCCAAACGACCTCTTCTTTTAACCGATTCAATTAACTCTGCTGGAGCACCTGCACCGCCTATCTGTCCGATATTGTCAGCCATCCTATCCAAGAATTTCTCCGGCCTTTTAGTTCCTCTTATCAACGACTTAATATCTCCGGACACTTCACCAAGGAGCATCCCAAGAATTGTATATCTTGCCAGAGGAGTAAGATTTCCCTGTAAAGCTGGTTTTACTACTTCATCCGCCACGAACTGTCCCTGCTTATATGAAAAGTTTTTAAATTGAGTTAGAACTTTGCCCCAAGTTGTAGTCCATGCTGGAGGCATATCCAAAACTCTGGTAGTAAATTGTGTAGTTTCTACCGCTTTTCTTCCGGCTCTGATTAAATCATCCTCACTTAATTTTCCTGCTTTTAGTGCATCATCAACATTGATGCCAAGTTTCTCTATTGCTTCTCTCGCTGCTTTGTTATCTAAATTTTTCAATAACTTATCAAATTCGCCACTTGCAAATATTCTTCCAGCCCATGCAGCAACTCTTCTGTTAAAAGTTTCCGTTTGAGTAAAACCCGGAGCCGTTATGAATTTCTGGATTCTTGCTTTTCTTGCTCCCGGCCCCAAGAACTCTTCAGCCATTTGCCTTAATGCGGATTCAACTGCAACTCCCGCATCCATAGCAAATTCAGCAGTCTGTTTATTGCCGAATAAATCTTCCCAAATTGCTCTAGTCGTAGGACCAATCCCATATGAAGTCGCTGTATTTACTGACTGAAATGCGTTGGAAATCGCTGCTGTTCCAAGTTTTGTAGTCGTCTGAAATACTCTTAATTTTGAAGCAAGTCTTTCATTGGCCCTTTTAACCAAAGTTGTCGGGGCTATCCCCAATTCTCTTTTAACTAAATCCACAGCTTCTTTACCAAATTCCTTTCCTCTCACACCTCGGAAGAAATCTGCAACCAATTCATTTTCAGGACCGAATATTTGTGCTTGTCCCAAACGCATTGATGCTCTATTTATATAATCGCTAATTAACCGCTTATCTCTTTGTAAGACTTCTCTTGGCCATTCAAACAATCTGGCGTATTCCAAACTTCCATATCTTTTAGGCCATGAAGCCTGTGGCATTATCTCTCTGGCCAAACTAATAAATGGTTTCTCTTCAAGGATTCCCTCAATAAATGTGGTTGCCTTTTTTACATCAGGAATTTGTCCCGTGTTTACAAAGTGCTGGATAACCTCATCTTTACTCGCTGCTAACTTTTTTAAATCAACTCTGTGTGGAATATAATCCCCGATTGGTGCAAAATCAACTGTCTTATTGGTAAGCGGATTCCTTACTTCTAATCCTATTTCTTTGGCCGATCTTCCAAAGTCATCAAGAATAACACCTAATTCTTTAGCTGCTCTTGCAATCCTGGCATTAGCTGGTTTGATTAAATTTTCCCTTACATCCAAAACTTGTTCAAACTCTTCTGCCGTTAAATCATCAGCAATTACCTTAAATCTTTTAGTTGCATTCCCCATTACTTTCTGTCCCAAATCAAAAGCCTCATCCATTGATCTCACCATTTGTTCACCACCAGGAACCTGTTTAAATGTTGATCTCGCACTTCTAAACAATTTCAATGTCGCTGGATGTTCAAATATCGGAGTAAGAAAGTCATCAGCTTTACTAACAACTCTTCTTAGAAAAGAGGGGTTATCTGCAATTTCGGACACCAACTTCTTGGCTCCAGCCCTTTTACCTCCACCAGTAAAGAAATCAGGAATGGTTAATCCAATAATTAGTGCCGGTTCACTTAAAGTTGCAAGGAATCCTTCTTCCTTATATGTTTTCGGAAGTCTTATAGCACTTTCAAGAACCTCTTTTCTTCCCTTTCTTGTTACAAGTTTTTCTCCGGTAAAAGCAATATCTCTTAGAAGTCCTGCACCCAATTCCAAACCAATATCGCTTATTCCTCCCGGAACTATTCCACGAGGAGGTCTTTCACCTCTAGCAATAAATTCCTCTTCCCTTTTTCTTTCAAACTCTCTGACTTCTTCAGGTATCTTCTCAAAACCCATTCGGAGTTCCTTAAAAGGTCTTTCAATAAGTTCCTCAACCTTTTCTCTTCTTCTTTCTTGAGTTGGTCTATCCAGGAGGCTTCCTAAAAAAGCTTTTGTTTGAAGTAGTGGCCTTCTCGTTTCTTGAAATAGACGACCAGCCTCTTGCTTGGCCTCTTCAAAACGAGGCTTAATAGAGGCTATTCCAGACTTTACTCGTTCTGTTAGACCTCTGAACATATTTAGTCAAATAATCCCTTAATAAATCCACCGACTTTTCCGATACCAGTTTTTATTCCAGCACCGATTCTTGATAATAAACTTGGTTCTTCTCTTTCTTTTAGTCTGGTTAATCCGGCTCCAAGCAAGCTCCCTAGTGGTCCACCCAAACCCCACAGAGGCGATACTCTTCCTGCTCTTTCAATCGGCTTAAATGTCGGACTTATTCTCGCTACTCCTGCCTGGACCCTTTCAGTTATCGGCCTTGCAGCTTCTTTAAACTCCTGAACAAAAGTTCTCGGAGCAAAAATCGCACCAGGAACACTCAATTTTGCTGCTGTTTCGGCTGCTGGTGCTACCCTTTCACCAACCTCTCTGATAGTTGGTCCTAATCTTGCAGCCCTCCCCTTTAATTCTTCAACCCCTTCTTTTAACTGTCTAGTAAAATCGGCTGGTTTTAAACTAGGCATCCTGAATAATCCAGTTGGACCTCTCATACCTACACCAATTTGTTCCTCCACTCCTCTTATTTTAAATCTTTCAACTTGTTCCGGTGTCTGTGGGATTGAAACAAATGCACCGGTTGGGCGATTATCTGGACCTAAGCTAACGAATGCGTTGTATGTTGCCGAATCGGGATTCAAATCAACAGTATATCTTTGAACCTCACCTTCTGGCCCAATAGTTTGGAATGTTCCACCAAATCCAGCTTGCCTTGCTGCTTGAATTGCCTTGGCTTCGCTAGAAGCTCTTTTTTCTTGACCAGTAAAAGGATCAATTACAACATAATCTCCTGTTTCTTCATCCAAGGTTGCAATCGGCTGTAAAACCTGTCTTGCAAATTCGGGAGTTAATAACTGATTCATAGTGACCGGTGTTAATTGTCCCTCAACCAAGACATCAAATTTTCTACCAATTTGCCTATCTTCAACGCTTTGCTCTAGCTCATCAACAATTGATTGGACTGTGGCAACTCTAATTCCTTCAATCTGATCTATTCCGGTTCTTTCATAGGCATCCAAAACTGCACGCCAATTTTCTAGGCTTTCACCTTCTGCACTCAAACCAGGAACTTCTCCTCTTGAATATCTTTCATTTAGACTTTCTTCCTGAACTCTTGCAAATTCTATTAAGTTTCCGACTTCGGCTTTTGCTATCGCCTCTGCTTCACCCCGACCTCTTTCTGCTTCCTCGGCAATACTTGTTCGTAATTGTGCCTCTTCCTCAATTAACTGTCGGCTTACTTTGGTTCCTTCGGGGGCTATCGTTTGAAGATCAAGGACAATTTGCAATTCTTCCTCAAGAGTTATTCCACCTTCCTTAAATTCATTGAGAAGTTCAGACCTTCTAACTTCAATGCTTTCGTCAATTGCATCTTCATAAGCTGCGATCACATTACCTTGCTGTCTTGTATAATCATCAGTTCCCGGATTTTCAAGATCAAGAAGCTCTCTTTCAATATCGTATCTTTCTCTGGCCGTAATTCCACCCTCTGCCACGGCAGCTTCTAACTCTGCACGCTTTGATTCTATTTGTCTGGACCTATTTTCTTCGGTTAAATCAACAAGTGCTTCTTCCAGTTCGGCTCTTCGCAAGGAATCTTCAGCTTGTTCTGCGATTTTCAAATCAAGAAAGCTCTTTAATTCATCCCAAGTTATCTGGCCCTCTCTCCATTGAAGAATCGTTCTTCGGAATAAAGCCTCTTCCTCATCCCGAAGTGCAGCCCGAATTACATCTCCATAACGAGAAATAACTCCCTCGTAAGTTGGTGAGGGTTTAATGGTCGTGCTTTTTCCACCCGGCCTACTGATAATTACTGCCATTATTCCTGCCTCCTTTCCCTAGCGGGGACTCCACCCGTTGATTCAAGCGGAACTCCCTCGGCTCTTTGGGATGCTGGCCTTCTTTCTTCCGGCATAGGACTTGCTGCCGATCTCACTAAATTCGTTTGATTAGCCTGTCTTGCTGCCTCTCTTAAATTTTCAGGAAGCGGTCCTCCAGCCCCTCTTCCCAAAGCACCAGCTTTCTGACTTGCTTGGTCTAAGGTCTGTGACAAGGCTTTAATAGCTTCTTTCGCTTTTGCAACTTTCAATGCTCTCTCAGGATTTGCTTCAGGGTCCTTGGATTCTTTCTCCAAGAAATCTTCAGTATCGGTTGGTGAACCCATTTGCATTAGCACATTGTATTTGTCTATTGCTTGCCTTACGGAAGTTATATTGTTTTGGATACCGAGTATCAAATTCTGAATTTCTCTAGCTATGTCTATTGGCAAGTTATCAGGCCATACGACTTGCATTTCATGTTCGGCCAATCCTTCAAATTTAATACTCTTATCCTTACTTATTTCAATTTCTAGTGCCTTTGGATTTTCCTTTTCAAGAATCTTAATTGCGAACTTAGTTAATTCTTTTAATGCAATTTCCCAATCAACCTTGCGGTTTTCGGTAGTAAGCGTTGCTGGCTGCATTGCTAACTTTGCCTGGAACCCTGAAGTAATGGTTGCTTCAAAAATACCGGCTGCTGCTTTCGGCATTAAGGAAATAAAGTGGAATAAATCTATTAAGAGTCTTGCTTGAGCTATAACTGGTTCCAGGCGAGCAAAGTTTCTCATAAACTCTATTGCTTCCCCATTTCCAGTTCTTCTTACAGGAATCTTTCGCCCTCGCCACTTATCAATCTTCCTTCCGCCAAGTGCGTTATTGTATTCAAGAATTGGAGGATAACCCAAATCTCTAGCAATTTCGCTGGCTGCTGAAAGAAGTTCGTTTAATTCTTGAGCAATTCCTTGCCACCTGGTTATTTCTCCGTATCCGTGAACATCATTTAGAACCTTGATGTTATCTACTTGGACTGCCGGAACAAATCCATATTCAGTATCCTTTTTGTCAATCTCTCGGCCATTGACGACTGTTCTTACGGAGTTGGGTCCATACCTTCTAAAAATAGTTGTCATTGCATCATCTACCTGTGGAATTGACTCCGGAATGAATGGGTCCTCGGAATCAGGCAATGCCTCAAATTCATATCTTTTGAAAATTTCCTTTTGGGTTGCCCTTTCAGTCGTAATTATTGATTCAATCTTTTCAGAATCTAAGGAAGAATACATAACTCTGGTCGTGAAAGGATTAAGTAAAGCAAGTTCAAGCGTTCCTTTTTCCCCTCCATCTTTGTTATCCGGATTCCAAATCCAAACCATCCATACAAAGCCAACTAAAAACTGATTCTTTGTCCCATCTTTAAATCTTTTGGGAAATCTGGCATTGTCTAAAATCTTTGCAGTTAAATCTTCTCCGAAATCTGCACGGGTTTTTTCCATAGGATCGGCCCCGTCTGGCCGAAATTGAACCGAAGGGGGGCTATTACCAAGAATGAATGAAAATAAATCTATAACTGATGCTCCTAAGTTAAAAACTAGTTGGAGTTCTCCTTCTGGCGAGTGTGCCCATTGCTCCCTTTTTTCTCCGAGGTAAAAATCTCTGTATCCGCTTATCCTGTTGTAAAGCATTTGATAAGTGGAATCCCCACGATTCCATTCATCAAGAACAACATTCCCTTTATCAAACTCTTCAATCTTATCTTTATGAGGCTCTGTGCCGTAAATATTCTCGGCTTTTATGCCCAAATCCTCTAAAGGTTTGACGATTTTTTTAATGGAGTCTTTAAATGCCATATTAAGCTCATTATTCTGTTAAACACTATTTTTTGTCAAATTCACCTACGGTATCCTTCCACTTCACCCATTGGACCATACATATTAGCACCATATACCGCCAAGGCTAAAGCAAAAACGCAGTCAGTAGTAATATCTTTATCCTGCATATTTTTCGGATAAATATGAAGCTCCTCAATAATATCATTGAGATATGGTATTCTAAGGTGTCCCAAACCTAAAGCCCTTTGAAGTGCCGTTATTAAATTACTCTTTTTAGCTGGACTTCCCGCAAACTGATAAGGGATAAAATTGATATTCATATCAGTTAGCCATTCGGTTTGCATATCTCCGGCTGAAGCGGTTGAATCAACAATAAATATTCCCTGATAATCATTGTGAACTTTCAAAAGTTCAGAGAGGATTTCCTCCCAGGTAACTACACCCCCTCCCATTCTCATGTGATTTACCAAAGTAAAGGGAGGAACTCCACCAGTAATATCCAAAGTATCTGCAACTGTGTAGTCCACTTTTCGGCCAAAATCCACCCCGGTTATATAGAACCTTCCTTGTGAAGATTTTATTGGATGCAAAAGATCATCATCAATAGCAGATTCTATCTGATTAAAAGGAAATGCCAGAGAAGTTTCGTCAATGAATTTTCCCTCAATCCTTTCGGTAATTAAATCAGTATTTTGGGTATTTAAAAATCTTTTTATTTTCTTTTGCTCGGCAAAGGGATTCTCTCTGGAATCGGCATACATTGAGAAAACTCTGTCTTTGAAAAAAGGATTCTTTCCTTCAGCTATTCCACCCCGGAAAACTTGGTAATATTCTCCCTTCCCTTTAGGAGTTCCAAAGCCTGCAATCACTCCGCCCCTTCTCCAAGTTCTAGGATTCAAAACTCTGGTTATACAATGAATTAAACTTCTGACATCTGCCGGTTCGTTAATCAAAACCAGATCATAAGCCTGTCCCTCAACATGCTTTCCCTTTTCGTGAAGTCCAACTGCCTCAATAACAACACCATTTTTTAATCTAATAAAGGGATGAGTCTTTCTCCGGGTGCCGGTTCTAATCTCTTCAACCCGCAATCGCAACATTGGTGAGTGCAAAAATCCTTCTTCTATTGATTCCCAAAGCTCAATCGCCTGTTTTTGCTCCGGGCCGGTGCATAAAATATTGTAAGGAGCTTCCTGATATTCCTTATAATTCTTCCAAGGCTTGCCGGGTTTTATTTTATAAGAAGCCCATTGCATTGCCATCCACTTACCGGTCCAAGTTTTACCGGCTGAATTACCTCCGGACATCCAACCTTCGTCATAATTCCCTGACCCCATGGCATCAATGAATCTTTTTTGATGATCCAGGGGAAAGAATTTTTTGTCGGGGGGAGAACCGAATTTTCTGACAAAAGTATCAATGTCATCTTTCCCCATTTGCCATAGTTTTTTAAATACTATGGGTATATGAGTTTCCTTAATATATTTTCCCGTTTTATCTATTGGTTTACTCGCCATCTTCAACTACCTCTCCTTCTATCGCTTCTTTTTCCATATCTTCAAACTCTAAATCAAAAGCGGTTCTTGGTGCCATTTTCCCTTTTTCCTTAATCGCTTCCATAAATAATCTCTCAGTAACTTTCATCCGGGGACCTTCCCGATCAAGCCACCAATTCTCAATCATCTCATCACCAATCGCCACGATTTTATCCAATGCTTTTTCCACTTCAACATCCTGTTTGGTGATAACTTGGATCATTCGTTTGGTGACTCTTCGTTCCGGAGTTACTCCCTTTTTAATGTAAGCGGAATGTTTCCGGAAGTGATTAGATACGCTATTTAATGAAAGGGTAACGCCTTTGTCCCGGAACCATTTGTGTATATCCTCATAAGTCCAACCGGCTGCTCGCAAAGCATCTGCTTCATCCCGCAAGGGTTGTTGGTTTTTACCTTTTGCATTACAAACTTTGCAATTGCTCCAATGTTTAAACCCCGTAATCGGAGTTATTTTCTTGCTCATTTCAGGCATAAATCTATTCTAACAAATAAGGCCGGATAGGATTGCCATCCAGCCTTACAGTATTCGGTTAGGAATAATCAATTATAACACTTAAAACAAAAAGCCCGATTTTTTGAAGATCGGACTCTTTGCCAACCAAGTATTACTTTGTTATAGATAGTTGCACTTGACAACAATTCTTTTATTTAATATCTTGGGAGTATGTTAAACCGACTCCATATTAACCCAAGCGGAACACTAATTTCAAGTTT